CGGTTGTGCCGCCCTTGGCGAGTGCGCCCTGCAGGGTAGACGTGGGCTCGACGCCCGTGGTCGAAATCCAGGTGTCGCCGCCGTTCGTGTTGCCAGTGCCGGCCGTGCCCACCCGGTAAGAGATCGTCTCGCCCGGCGCGAGGTTCAGGTTAGTGATGCGGCTGTAAGCACCGCCACCGCCACCGCCGTCGCCATCCTCGCCAGCCGCAGCCTCACCAGCGCCGCCGGCACCGATGCACTCGATGATGTTGTTGCCAGGGTCGAAATCGTCCGGGACCACCCAGGACTGGCCGGCGCCCGTGGTCGTGAGCAACACCGTCTTGAAGGCGCCCGGCGCCACGTAGGTGCCGAAGCCCGTGGTGTTGACGCCGATGGTGAACTTGGTCGGGTCCGCGTCCTCGGTAATCTCGAAGCGCTCGTCATTGACCTCGGTCATGCCCGAGACGTTCTCGATGAGCACGAAGGCGCCCGTGCTCAGGCCGTGCGGACCGGAAACCGTGACCTTGCCGGGGTTGGCTTGCGTGATATCGGTGATGGACAGGATCGCGCCCGTGGCCGACACGAGGCGGAACGTTCGGTCGTTCAACTCCGTCATGCCGCCGACCGCCTCGACGAACACGTTCTCGCCGCCCACGAAGCCGTGGCCGTTGGCGAGCGTCACGCGGCAGGGGTTCGAGTTGGCGATGTCGTCGATGTTGACCGAGGCCCCGAGCACATGCTCGACCTGGAAATGCTGGTCGTTGAGCTGCGTCATGCCGCCAACGTCGGAGATGCGCACCACACGCCCGCGCGTCAGGTTGTGGGCAACGGTGACGACGATGGGGTCCGCCTGCGTCGCGCCCGTGATGGTGAGCGGCGCTTCATACTGTAGCGCGCGGTTCCGGTAGATGCGCGCATACCGATCGCCGAACTCGACGATGTATGCCTGATCCTCGTTGAACTGGAACGGGACCAGCAGCACCCTGTCGTCGCTGTTCTTGACCTTGGCGACGTGCGTGGTGCCACCGCGGCCTTGGGCCGGGCCGGTCTGTGTGGCGATGTAGTTTTCGAGGGTCTGAGCGGAGACGTAATAGGCTTCCTGGTCGGTGCGGCCATGGTAAGCCGGCGCCGCCTCGCCACCGCTGAATGAAGGGAACGTCAGATCCGGCACGTCAGCACCTCGCCGTGATCCACTCGTCTTCGGTGAAGTCTTCGAGCGGGCTTTCGATGGCGTCGGTGTTCGCCGCCTGTGCCATGAAAGCGGTGTATTCGCCCACCACCTCCTGGCGCTTGGAGCGCTTGCCGGTCAGACGGTCGCAGAACTCGACGGCGATGCGCGCGGCCAACGCATCGTAGAACAGCGCATCGAAGTCGTTGACGACGGTGACCCGGCGCACGTAGCGCAGCGTGATGCCGTCGGACTCGTTGCAGATGATGTATCCGCTTTCGACCTTGAAATCCGTGGTCTCATAAAGCTCGATGACGCGCAAGCAGTCGGCGGGCACCGCATACCGCACTTCATAGTATGGGTTATCGGGTTCGGTCTCGTCGGCGGACAGCGCCAGCCACTTGATGGAGAAGTTCCAGCGGTTCTTGCGAAGCTCGCCGTCGCGCAGCCGCTCATAGTGCTCGTTGGCGACGCGCTCGCGCTCGTTCGTGGGCGTGGCGTAGCCCTGCGAGGTGATGCGCTTCTCGCCGATCTTGACGAGCGCCGCATTGATTACGTCAGTCTCAGAAGCCATCGCCTCGACCTTTCGCGATGTGAGGGACGGCAGCCGCGCCGCCGCCATCCCCCTCCCCCAACCGTCAGCGACAGGCTCAGTCGCAGACGTAGCAGAGGTAACCCACCAGATCGTCCCCGTCGGCGAGCGCCTGATCCTGCGAGGTCGCGCGGATCACGACGCCCGTCTTGGACGTGAACAGGTAGGTGCCGCCCGTCAGCAGGTTGGCCGCAATGGCGCCTTCGAGCGTCTGGAATCCGACCGTATCGACATCGAGGCCGTCGATCAGGCCATTCGGGTCCGCCGCCACCGCGACCCCATCGAGACCCGTGTAGGCATCCCAGCCGAGGTCCAGCGTGGCCGAGGCCGTGGTCCAGTTCACATAAGCCCTGGACATGGCGCCGAGCAGGCGCACGCGGCCAGCCGGGAGCTTAGCGAGCGCCACCGAGGAGGTGGCATCGCCAGCGCCGGACTGAGTGTGCGTGAAGAACGCGACCTGCACCTTGCCGCCCCATGAGGAGACCGGGTTCTTGTTGATGGGCTGGTCGGTGAATGCGTTCTCGTATTCGACCGACTCTTGTGTCGTGACTGCCATTGGCTAGTCCTCCTTATCCGAAGTAGCCGTTGAACATCACGTCGCCGCGGATGACCTCGGAGGCGGTAGCAGTGCCCACGGGGATCTGCAGGATGACGTGGAGGTAACGGCTGGGAAGGATGGCGATCGGCGTCTTGAACGAGACGTTGATCTCCGGCGTGAAGTTGGTCCCGATAGCCGCCGCAGCGAGGCACGCCTGGATACCCAGCGGGATGCGCCGGGGACCGTAGGTCGAACCCGAGTCCGTGGTTGCCAGAGACACCGCCGTCGAGTTGACGCCGAGGCCCCAGTCCAGGATCGTTGCCGTGGTGGCGTTGGCAGCGCCCGTCACCATGGCCGTGATATGCACGCCCGTGATGTAGAGCGTGCGCGTGCTCGGCACCGCATACGCAAAGAGCGCGAAATCGGTAGCCGCGCCGGCAACGGCAGCGAACTGGTAGCGCCCGCCCAGCTTGGTGTAACCCGCAGCGGTGTTGCTGAGGGTGGCCGAGGAGGGCGAGGTGCTGTTGGCGTGGTTCGCAAGCTGGTCAACCGTGGTGACGCTGGCGTCCCAGAACGAGCCCTGCTGCGCGCGGGCCATAGCCTCTGCGAAGGTGGCCTCGTTCGTCACGAGTGCGAGGTTATTTCGGCTCATGGATTAGGCCTCCGAGCACAGGACACGAACGACCTTTTCCTCGTTCGTGCGGGTTGCGCCGATGGTGCCCTTCATGAAGACCTGGGTCAGGTACTTCTTATCGGGGCGCTCGCCGATCTTCGTCTCCAGACCGTTCCAGGTTCCGAGGTGAAGGCCGGTCTTGTGCCAGGCGATGCAGGAGCGGATGCTGGACGAGACCGCGAAGCCCTCATAGCGCTTGAACTTGAAGCCCATGAAGGTGTCCACCTCGCCGTTCACCAGCGCCTTGACCGAGTTGTAATCGGACGAGGTGATCTGCGTGGTGTTCAGGAGGTCCTGGAACTGGGTGGAGGTGGCGCCGAAGTAGCGGTTGGTGCCGGGGCACTCAGCTGCGTCAAGGATGCGCTTAGCCTCCGTCAGTTTGGGGATGGTGAGCCCCGAGCTGACCGCGCCGCCGCTCAGCACGAAGTCGGACGCCACCGAGAAGTTGGTGGTATCGAACGCCGTGGAGGTGCCGCCCTGCGTGCCAGTCTTGGCAGTGCCGAGCGAGGCCGTGACGATGACCGCATCCTTCTTGCGGTTCCAGGCCGCCGCCATCGCCATCGTGTACGGGGACACGGGCGAGTCGAGCATGCGGATTTCGTCCTCCTTCTCCACCGGGAGAGCGAGGTCGTAATCAGTGGGGAAGGCCCACCGCTGGCGATGCTCGATTTCGGAGAAGTTGGTGTCGGCGAGCCGGGAGGTCTTCTCCTGAAACTCGACTTCGCCGAACTGCTTGACCACCTGGGCTTGCTCGCCCACGTAGGTCGATTGCGTTACGCAGTCGGAGAACCTGCTGTCCTCCTGCTGCAACAGTAGCTCGACGTTCGAGGTGAACGACCGGCTATAATGATCAGGAATTTCGAAGGCCATGGTGGCGGTCCGATCCCTTATCAGATGACGTGAGCTTGTCGCGCGCTGCTTGGCGCGGGCTCGGCTCAGGTATCTGGGGATTGGGACCGGCCGGGTGCCTGTCAAACACCTTATGGCGGTTACGCGAGTTTGCTACACTATGCGGGTTCATACGTCAAGGGGGAAAATGCAACGCTCCCCCTTGTAACTCCAGCTACGTGTTACGATGCCTTCTGTGCAGCCGCGTGCGCTTCCTCGCGTGCCCTGGTCGCGCGCTTGAACTCGTCGTTGACGATGCGATGGGCCGTCCCTTTCGAGTAGCCCTTATCGACCATGACGACGGCGACGGCGCGCGGCACCTGCTTGACGCGCATCATGGCCTCAATCTGGGCATCGCGCCGGGCGATGTTCGCGGCTTCCTCGCTTTCCAGCACGGGAGCGCCGGCAGACGGGCGAGCCTCGACGCTCACCTTATCGGCCAGTTCATCGAGGCTGGATTTCTTGGGTGTAGCCATGTTCTCGACCTTTCTCAGGAGTTGGCAACGCGGTTCCACTCACGCCACTGTGCGGTGACGTTCCGGTGCTCAGGGTGGCCAGAGTCCAGCATGGCCCGCTTGAAGTCTGCGTCCGGCCCGGTAGCGTTCTGCGGCAGCATCTTGATGGCCTGGATGCGGGCCGTCGCGCGCGCCTTATCGGTCACGAAGCCGTCCGCCGGCTTGCCGCCGTTGTCGAGCCCCACGGCCTTGTGCTGCGCCAGGAAGCTGCCGATCGACATGAGCATCCGGGTTGCCCCCTCGACGCCCATGGCCTCGGAAATCTTGTTGCGCTGGTCCTCGGTGATGCCGAAGTGACGCATGGCCAGGTTGCCACGGGCCACGGCCTCGCCGAACCCGGCGCCCATCTCTGCCTTCAGCTTCTCGTTGGTGCGCGCCACGTCGCCGTTGAAGCGGTCGATGGCCTCGTTCTCAGCCGCCTCGATGGCCGCCTCGTGCTCGGCAAGCAGGACGCCATATTGGTCGTTGGTCAGATTCGCCTTGTGCGCCCAGCCCTGATAGCGCTCGACCAGCTTGGCATCCAGATTTTGAGCTCTATCCGGGGTGAACGACGCCGGCAGGGTGTAGCCCTTGGACTCGGCAGGACGGCCGAGGCGCGTCATCAGCTCGGTCAAGCCCTTGGCGTCGCCGGACTGGGGCAGGATGACCGCGTTGGCCTTGGCGCCCATGACGCGCTCCAGCTCGCGGTAGGACTTGAGCACCGGAGCCGGGACGGCCGTTTCCAGCTTCGTCCAGCCCTTGTTCTCCATGAACACCCGGTCATCGTCGGTGTAGCCGGTGCCCGCATACCACGGGGCAGCCGGTTGTGACGTTGCGCCCGGAGCGCCACTGGCGGCAGGAGCCGCCGCGCCCGGATCGCCCGTCGCCGTTGCCGTTGCGTCAGTCATTGCCGAAATATCCCTCCTCTTGAGGTGGCGTTGCCGTCAGTCTGTAGATGTCCGCGTCCGACAGGTTCAGCAATTGCTGGATGTGGCGGAACACGTCTTGCATGCCCACCGTGTACGCCATCTGAGCCGCGTCGGTGGAGAACGGGCTCGACCCGAACTTGGTCATCTCGCGCAGGTTCGCCAGAACCTCTTTGCCGGCAGGATGCGGCTGGCCGTTCTGCCCCACGAAGACGGAGCGATAGACGTTGCGCAGCCGCTTGAAATGTTCCGCCGCGTCGGTCACGCCGCCTGCCTCTTGATGGCCTCAGTCTGGGCGCGCTGCTGATCGAGGTCACCCAAGGCTTGCGCCGTCGGGAGCGCCTGCATCTGTGCCTGTGCCGCCGCCTTGCGCTCGCGGATTTGCTGCAATTGCAGGTCGGTGCGGATGAACCGGGACGGGATGCCGCGACGTTCCGCAGCTTCGCGCGCCATGCCTTCGTGATCGACGACTTCGAGCAATTCGGGGTTGACGCTGGCCATTGGGGTCACGTCGCCCAGCCAGTTGCGATAGGCCGTCAGCTCGCCGGTTTCGAGCGCCCGCATCATGTCGGACTTGTAGGTGATTTGGTACTCGCCTTGAGCCTCGATAAGCTCCGGCGGCATCTCCGGCAGCGCGCCGTAATCGGCCAGAATGTCGATTTCCGACTCGATGATGGAGCCCAAGAACTCGCTTTGCAGCCGGCCGATGAGCGGCGAGAGCAGGACAGCCTGTTCCTTGGCCCGTTGCAGGGTTTCCGTGGCCGTTTGGTTGGGCCGCTCGATGAGGATTTGGAACAGCGTAATCAGGAAGGCGTCGTTGATGACGTGCCTGATGCGCTCCATTTCCTTTTCAGTCGGGTTGAAGGTGGCGCCCGACACGAACGGGATGGCGAGTTGCTTGCCGTCGGCGCTGACCATGCCGGGGTTCGGACGGCCGGGCCGCAGATCCAAGCCGGTGCCCATCTCGCTGTGGATCAGCGTCGGCGGGTTCAGGCTCATATGCTGTGCCCGCAGGAGCGAGCGCCGCATCTCGTTGATGGACTTGATTTCCGCCAGCACAGTCATGGCCGCACTGCGGCCGTAGTGCTCGCCAGGAGCGGATGGACCGCGGGCGATGGCGTAGCGCAGGGTGCGGTAGCCGCCCCGCGAGATGATGACCGACTTATCGAGCCACAGGTAATAGCTGGCAAACGCCATACCCTTCGGCCCCGGTGCGCCAATGATGCGCTCGGGGTTCGGCATGACGATGTGCACGATGGTGAACTCGGTGTCCGGGTCCTTTTCGTTCGCCTTGCGGATTTCCTCGGGGCATTCGTCGCCGAAGTCGGCGATGCAGTTGCGCGCCGTGTGGCGCCATTCCCGGTGCACGGTATCGACCGCGCCATTTGCGCCTTGGCTCACATACAGGTTGACCAGCGGGATGCCGCTG